TTGTGGGTAATGGCAACGTCATCCGTACTGGTGAAATCGGTAATCTGTATGGTATTCCTGTGTTTACATCTAGCAATGCTGATACTGGTGCTGGTAACTCCACCACTGATCGTATCTGCTTGATGGGTCACAAGGACTCTATGGTTCTGGTTGAGCAAGTTGGTGTCCGTTCACAGACTCAGTACAAACAAGAGTACCTCGCTACTCTGTTTACATCTGACACTCTGTATGGCGTGAAAGCCATGCGTACAGCCGCTACAACTGGTGCAGCTTTGTCTTCTAGCGCATTTGCGTTAGCAGTTCCAGCCTAATAGTTGCCACTTCTCCCTCATCTTCGGGTGGGGGAGTTTTTTCTTAATTTAGGAGGAATTTATTATGGCAGCAGCAACAGCAGTCGTTTCCCGTAGGGGAACTGACCAGTTCCGTGGTTTGTTTACAGACACTTGGGACGTTTCATGCACTTTGGATACAGCATCTATTGCAACAACAGCTACTACTACTGATACAGTAACAGTGCCTGGCGTTGCTTTGGGTGATATGGTTATCGGTATGTCAATTGGTGTTTCAGAGGCAGGTCTTATGCGTAGAGCATACGTTTCAGCCGCTAATACAGTGACTATCGTTTCTATCAATCCAACTGGTAGTTCTATTGACTTGGCATCTACAACTTTACAGTTGATGATTGGTCGCCCAATTCAATAAGTTAATAAAAGGGGGCTAAAACCCCCCTTTTTTTGGAGTTTTTATGGCTACTTTTAGATGTTTACAGTCTGGTACTGAAGTCACTTTTACCTATCAACATGATATTGATAGCATGAAAGATCATCAAGGATATGTTCTTGTTGAGGAAACTCCAAAGGAAGACAAGCCTAAAATTGGCAGACCAAAAAAAGAGGTTTCAAATGTCAGAGATTGATCCAAGAGAATTTGGCAAGTTAGAAGCCCAAGTTGAGGCTTTACAGGCTGAAGTATCTGCTATGAGAGATGACATCAAAGCCCTCTTAGAGATGGCAAACAAGTCTAAAGGTGGTTTTTTTGTCGGAATGGCTATCGCTTCTGTAATAGGTGGTTTTATTTCTTTTGTTGCGACAAGGATCATCAAATGAGCCTCTTAACTGGTGTTACTTGTCCTATTGCAACACAAGATATTTCGGTCAACCTAAAGAACCGAAACAATGCTTTTAAGAACTTTGGATATGGCCCACCTAATCCAAATGAACCTAATGATGCGTTTTGGCTCAAAAAAGCCAAGATGTACAACGCTCCTACAGAAGAAATCAAAGGTATGCGTTGTGGAAACTGTGCCGCCTTTATCCAAACACCTAAAATGATGGAGTGCATCTCTGTTGGCTTAGAAAAGGATGAGGTAGAAGGAGAATTATCTTATGACCAAAATTTCATTAAAGCCGCTGATCTTGGCTATTGCGACTTATTTCAATTCACTTGTGCTGCCGCCCGTACTTGTGATGCGTGGAAAGCTGGCGGGCCTATTACGAAGGAAAAACCATGAAAATGACAAAGCCTAAAGAGACTAAGAAACCAAAGACTATGCCTTTGGCTATTATGATTGCTGTTGGAAAGCCTAAGATGCGTCCAATGCCTGAGCGTGGTGGTCGTACCGCTACAAACATGATGAAAAAATCCACAAGGGGTAAATAATGCCATTAGCTTCTCCTATTACTCTTTTGAATGCCGTTACTGCAACTGGTGCATCAAGCGCAGTTCAAGTCGATGCTGGTCAACCCGCATTCCTACAAGTTTCAGGCATTACAACTGCTACTGTTGCTTTCCAAGGAAGTTTAGATGGAACAACTTTTGCAACGATTGGCACAGCATTGACTGCTGATGGCATTGTTACTATTGCAAACGCTCCTAAGTATTTGCGAGCCAACTGCACTGCTTATACGTCTGGAACAATCACCGCAAAGGTCTTGTACTAATATGAAAACTAAAGCTCAAAAGAAAATCAGTAAGGTGATGACTGAGTTTGGCAAGGGTAAGTTAACTACCAATAAAAAGGTCGTCACTAACCCAAAACAAGCCATTGCTATTGCTTTATCCGAGGCGGGAAAGGCCAAAAAGAAATGAAACAAGGTCTCTACGCTAACATCAATGCCAAACAAGAACGCATTAAAGCGGGTTCTAAGGAAAAGATGCGTAAGGTTGGTTCTAAAGGCGCTCCTACTGAGGCGGCATTTAAGGCTGCGGCTAAGACCGCAAAGAAGAAATGAAATCTCCTGTTTGGCAAACAAAAGAAGGAAAAAACCCCAAGGGGGGCTTGAATGCCAAAGGAAGAGCATCGTATAATGCGGAAACAGGTGGCAATTTAAAACCACCAGTAAAGTCGGGAGATAACCCTCGTAGGGCATCCTTTTTAGCACGAATGGGCAATATGCCTGGCGCTGAGATGAAAGATGGAAAGCCTACCCGACTTTTACTTTCTCTTAGAGCTTGGGGCGCAACGTCCAAGGAAGACGCTAAAGCTAAGGCTAAAGCGATCTCTAAGAGGAATATGAAGTGAGACCAGTTTCAGTCGGAATTAGCCCAACAGCCAATACGCTAACAACTGTTTATACAGTTCCTACGGGTTATTACGCCAAGTTTACTGTGATGTACATTCACAACACTGGTGGTTCGACTAAGCACATAACTGTTCAATGGTATGACGCAAGTGCTGCCACAACACTAGATATTCTTACTTCTTACGACTTTACCTCTAAGCAATACCTTCAGTTTGATGGCAATGCTTATATCGTTTTAGAAGAAGGCGATAGAATTCAAATTACTACTCAAAGTGCAAGTACATTCAGTTTTATTGCCACATTTGAGGTTCAGGGAGCACAACGAACATGACCTACTTAGAACTTGTTAACGATGTGTTGGTTCGCTTGCGTGAAAGCACAGTATCTACTGTTGGCGAAACAGCCTATTCTTCTTTGATTGGCAAGTTTGTCAATGATGCCAAGCGTCAGATTGAAGATAGTTATTCATGGAATGTCTTAGGACAAACAATTACAGTTACTACTACTGCTGCCACAAGCTCTTACGCTTTGACAGGTGCAGGTCAGAAGTTTCGTGTTAACGATGCTATCAATACTACCAGTGTTATTACTTTAGATAACACAACTGTTGCGGACATGAACCGCAAGTTAAACTTTGGTACGCCTTCACAGTCTATTCCTTCAGAGTTCTGCTTTAGTGGTGTAGATGGTAGTGGTGACACAAAGATTGATTTGTTCCCAGTTCCTGATGGCGTATATACCTTAAAGTTTGATGTAACTGTTCCACAGGCCAATCTGTCTGCTGATGGCACTTCAGTCAAAGTCTTGGACTATTTGGTTGCCCAGAGTGCTTATTCTCGTGCTTTGATTGAGCGTGGTGAGGATGGTGGGACTGCATCTTCTGAGGCTTATGCTTTGTTTAGAGGAATGCTTTCTGACGCAATCGCATTGGAAAGCACTCGTTATCCTGAAGACAACTTTGTGGCGGTCTAATGTCTAAGCCTCTACAAAGTTACAGTCTCTCAGCACCAGGCTTCTATGGCCTGAATACTGAAGATTCTCCCCTTGATTTAGGGGCTGGCTTTGCTTTGGTCGCCACTAACTGCATTTTGGATCAGTATGGTCGTATTGGTGCTAGGAAAGGCTACACAAGGGTTAACTCCTCTTCTGGTAATCTAGGTGCTAATGATGTGGGTGTTATCCATGAATTAGTCCAAAACGATGGCACTTTGACCATTCTGTTTGCGGGTAACAACAAGCTATTCAAACTTGGTACTGCTAATGCTGTGACTGAGTTGACCTATGGTGGTGGCGGTACTGCTCCTACTATCACTGCATCTAATTGGCAAACTGCATCTTTAAATGGGATTGCATACTTCTTCCAAACAGGTCACGATCCTTTGATCTATGACCCCGCTGTTAGCACAACAACATTTAGACGAGTCTCTGAGAAGTCAGGCTATGCAGGATCAGTTCCATCTGCCAACATTGCCATCTCCGCATTTGGTCGCCTTTGGGTGGCTAATACATCTTCAGACAAAGTAACAGTTACCTTCTCTGATCTGATTGCAGGTCATGTATGGTCTGGAGGAACATCAGGCTCTTTGGATGTTTCCCGTGTGTGGCCTAATGGTGCTGATGAAGTAATGGGCTTGGCAGCGCACAATGATTTCTTGTTTATCTTTGGTAAGAGGCAGATTCTTGTCTACTCTGGTGCTTCTACTCCCGCATCTCTTGTTCTGAGCGACACAATTGGCTCTATTGGATGTATTGCTAGAGATACCATTCAAAGCGTTGGCTCTGATGTTATTTTCTTGTCAGACTCGGGTGTTCGTTCACTGATGAGGACAATTCAAGAGAAGTCTGCACCACTTAGAGACTTGTCTAAGAATGTTCGTTTTGACCTAAATTCATCATTACTTGGCGAAACATTGGCTAATTTGAAGTCTGTTTACTCAGAAAAAGAAGCCTTTTATTTGCTTGTTTTACCCGCTACTTTCCAAGTTTATTGCTTTGATACCAAACAATCTTTGCAAGATGGTGCTTCCCGTGTAACTAAATGGGACTCAATAGCTCCAACTGCATTGCGGTCACTCAGAAATGGTGATTTGTTAATTGGTAAAAGTGGTTTTATTGGTAAGTATGGCGGTTACATAGATGACACAACAACGTACCGATTTGCGTACTACACAAACAATGCTGACCTTGGCAACCCAAATCAGATTTCTGTTTTAAAGACTATTTCAGCCATTGTGATTGGTGGCTCAAATCAGTTCTTAACAATCAATTGGGGCTTTGATTATTCTGGTGCTTATCAAGCTCAAAATATTTACATTCCTACGCAAGTAAGTTATGAATATGGAACTGCTGAATACAACATTGCTGAATATACAAGTGGCATCCCAATTAAGACATTGAGAGCAAACGCATCTGGTGCGGGTAAAATTGTCCAGACAGGTTATGAGACAACCATTAACGGCACTCAGTTATCCCTACAAAAGATTGAAATTCAAGCCAAAGATGGCAAAATTGCCTAAGAGGTAAACCATGAGTAATTATACAAAGACCACTAACTTTGCGACTAAGGACAACTTATCGCCTGGCAATCCTCTAAAGATTGTCAAAGGTACTGAGATTGACACTGAGTACAACAACATTGCGACTGCTGTTGCGACAAAGACAGACAATGCTTCTGCCGCAATTACTGGCGGTACGATTACGGGCATCACCGATTTAGCGGTTGCTGATGGCGGTACTGGTGCGTCTACAGCCGCTGCCGCATTAAACAACCTATTACCTAGCCAAACAAGCAACGCAAACAAGTATCTTCAAACTGATGGAACAAATGCAACATGGGATGCAGTAAGCCTTTCTACT